AAGAGCTTTCGGCCTGAAAGGCCTCAAGCCGGTAGAGGGGCGGGGCTTTAAAAAGCCCCTCTACTATATACAAGGCTGCAACAAACAAAAATGTTGCACACCCTCTTTGACGGGGGGTTATTAAATGCGCGCCACACATCGGATATACTCTCTACTCACATATTTTTTCTAAACCTGGGTGGTGTGATCTTGGTTGGGTTTTAGCTGTTCTTGGCGTGTCGGGGCTCAAGAAACGGCTGTGTTTCCGCAGGTCAAAGAGGGTGTGCAACATTTTTGTTTGTTGCAGCCTTGTATATAGTAGAGGGGCTTTTTAAAGCCCCGCCCCTCTACCGGCTTGAGGCCTTTCAGGCCGAAAGCTCTTCGCTTCGCTTGGGGCTTCGCTCAGAGCGACGAGTGTTAGCGAGGTCGCTCACTCACTACATTCGGTTCGCTCCCGATGAAAACTAAAAATTTTTTTTACCTTATGAAATCTAAATGACGGGCCAGTCTTATACCTAGAGGAGTTTCTAGTCTTATGCCTAAACAGCAGGACAGTCTCCATTTACGTTTGGCAGCTGGTAAAACCTTAGATTCTGATGAGGCTAAGTCCAGGTTGCTGGAGATGATAGCCAAGGGTTTTTCTGTTGAGGATGCTTGTAAGGCTGTTGGTAAGTCTTCTAAGACGTTTTATTACTACACTAAGTCTGACCCTGATTTTGACCGCGAAGTTAAACTTGTCCGCGCTTTGAAAGCCCGCGGCGGTCAAATCTCTGATGAAGATAAAGCTATGAGCTTTAGGGATTTTCGTAAAGAGTTTATGAAGTCTGAGACTTTCCCTCACCAACAAAATGTTATTGATCTGATTGAGGATAAGACTCCGTCTTGGTTGCACCCTTCTATGCTCTTTGAGCAGGGTGTTAAAAACTATGTGCTGGTGAATATGCCACCTGAGCACGCCAAGTCAATGACAGTGTCTATTGATTATATTACTTACCGTATTTGTGTTGACCCAACCGTCAGGATTAAGGTTGTGTCTAAGACTCAGATGATGGCTAAAGAGTTCCTTTATGCTGTCAAACAACGTTTGACTTCCCCGTTTTATATTGACCTACAACGTAGGTATGCCCCAGCTGATGGGTTTAAGGCCACTTCTGATAAGTGGACCCAGGACGCGATTTATATTGAACGTGAGTCTGGTGAAAAAGACCCGACCTTACAGGCTTTGGGTATTGGTGGGCAGATTTATGGTGCCCGTGCTGATTTGATTATTCTTGATGACTGTGTGACTTTATCTAATGCTGGTGAATACGAGAAACAGATTCGTTGGATTCAGCAGGAAGTCTTGACACGTATCGGTCCTACCGGTAAATTATTAATTGTTGGTACACGGGTTGACCCGATTGATATGTACCGTGAGCTTCGCACTAATGACAGGTACCCTGAGGGTAAGAGTCCTTGGACGTATTTGGCTATGCCTGCTGTTTTGGAGTTTGATGAGAATCCTGAGAATTGGGTTACTTTGTGGCCTAGGTCTGATAGGCCTTGGACTGGGGATCCTGTGGATCCTGATAAGGATGGTTTCTTCCCTAGATGGGATGGAACTAGACTAAAACAGCGCCGCTCGGTTTTGGATGCTAAAACGTGGGCGATGGTTTACCAACAGCAGGATGTTGAGTCTGAGTCTGTTTTTTCTGCTGAACTTGTTCGTGCGGCAGCTAATGGTATGAGGGGTTGTGGTCCGCTTGTTGCCGGTGCTCCTGGTTATCCTGCTGACACTTCAGGCTTCTACACCGTTTGTGCTATGGACCCTGCTATGTCGGGTGACACCTTTACGGTTGCTATTTCTGGTGACAGGAATACTAAACGTAGGTATCTTCTTGATGCTTCTCGTATGCCTGCACCAACTCCTCAACGTATCAGGGAAATAATTTTTCAATGGACGGAACGCTATAAACCTGCGGTTTGGGTTATTGAGAAAAACGCTTTCCAACTTTTTTTGACGCAAGATGAAGAGATTAATGCTTTCTTACAATCACGGGGTATCAGGCTTGTCCAACATTACACGGGCAATAACAAGATGGACCTTGAGTATGGTGTTGCTTCTCTTGGTACTTTGTTTGGCAGTTTTGGTCCTGATGGTAAGCCGGCTAAGAATGCTCTTATTGAGTTTCCGAGGGCCGAGTCTGAAGGCGTTAAAGCACTTATTGAACAATTGATTACTTGGTCTCCTGGTACAAAAAATAAACAGGATGGTCCTATGGCTTTATGGTTTGCTGAAACACAATTACGTGATTATGTGAACCAGCAGGGTTCTTACGGTAAGACTTGGGTTCGTAACCCTTTTGCTACACCGATTGATTTGGCTAAACGTCAAGTGGTGGATTTAGAAGAATATGCAAGGAAACAAAGAGCAGCCAACGCTGGCTGGTTTTAATTAACATTGGAGTCTAATGGCGCGTAGCATACAAGATATTGCTAATGCCTATCAGCAACTAAAACAACGATACGCAAATCGTGATGCACGTTGGTCGGATGTTTTAGAAGTTCGTAAAGGTAATATTAATAACGTTTTCCCAGGATTATTCCCAGCGGAATATCCTAAACCTATGGTGGCTAACTTTATTGACGTTGCCGCACGCGACATTGCTGAAGTGATTGCACCTCTTCCTGCTATTAACTGTTCAGCAACAAACGCTGTATCAGACCGTGCTAGAAGCCGTGCCGACAAGAGAACAATGATTGCTGCCGGCTACCGCGACACTTCACGTTTACAAGTTGAAATGTTCACCGGTGCAGACCGTTACGTAACCTTTGGTGCTCTACCTTTCATTATTGAAGCTGATTACGAAAACAACACCCCACGTATTCGTTTAGATAACCCTTTCAACTCATACCCTGAATTTGACCGTTTTGGTCGTTTGCTTTCCTACACAAAACTTTACGTTAAAGCCGCACAAGATCTTGTAAACGATTTCCCAGAATACGAATCAGTAATTCTTGGTAAGTTTGAGCAACGTGGTTCTATGCGCCCTATCCAACTTGTGCGCTATATGGACAAAGATGAAACAATTCTTTTCCTACCAGAACGCGCCAACTACATTTTACAACGCGCTAAGAATCCTCTTGGTAGATTAAACATTGTTTTCGCTGTACGCCCTGGTGTTGATTCTGATGATGATCAACGTGGACAATTTGATGATATTCTTTGGGTACAAGTCGCACGTGCCCGTTTCGCTACTTTACAACTTGAGGCGGCACAGAAATCTGTTCAGGCACCTTTTGCGTTGCCAGCAGATGTTAACGTCCTTGAAATGGGACCTGACGCAACTATACGTTCCGCATCTCCAGAAAAGATTCGCCGTGTTGATTTAAATGTGCCCCCTGGATTATTCACAGAATCTGCTGCACTTGATCAAGAAATGCGTATGGGTGCACGTTACCCTGAAGGACGCCAAGGTGTAAGCCAAGGTTCTATTGTTACAGGTCGTGGTGTTGAAGCCCTTATGGGTGGTTTTGATACACAAGTTAAAACAGCACAATCTGTTTTAGCTGAAGCTTTAAAGCAAGTGTTTGAAATCTGCTTTGAGATGGATCAAAAACTTTTCGGCAATATTGAAAAGACTGTGCGCGGCGTTGACGCTGGCGCACCGTATGAAATCACCTATACCCCCAACAAGGACATTGATGGGGATTATACGGTTGATGTCACCTATGGACTGATGGCCGGATTAAACCCCAACCAGGCTTTGGTATTCGGACTCCAAGCGCGCGGAGACCAATTAATTTCCCGCGACTTCCTCCGCCGTCAGATGCCTTGGGAAATCAACGTAACAATGGAAGAACAGAAGATTGAAATTGAAAAACTTCGTGATTCTCTTGTTGCAGCAATAAGTGGATACGCGCAAGCTATTCCATCTCTTGCAACACAGGGTCAAGACCCTGGTGAGATTCTTTCACGTATTGCAACAGTTATAGCGGGTAGACAAAAAGGTCAACCTATAGAGCAGGTAATCGCGGAAGCGTTTGCCCCTCAAGCACCGCCACCTTCTGCTGAGGCTGCAGCCCCTGGTATGGAACAACCCGTCCCCGGTTCCGCAGGTGAGGCTCCCTCCGGTGGTGCTTCAGGATTAAGTGCAGCAACTGGTGGTCCACGTGGTGTGGCACCAGGACAAGTAGGACAAGGTGGAAGACCACCGATACAGTATTTGCTGGCCGGATTAACCGGTTCCGGCAAACCCACACTATCTTCTAGTGTGACAAGAATGGTCCCTGCGGGCTAAAAAGGAAAAAGAATGAAGTCATTTAGTGGCGGCAAGAAGCCAGCAAACCAAGGTTCTGCTGGAAAAGCATACGAACAACCAGTTAAAAAATCTGGTGTTCCAAGCATTGCAAAACCAGGTATGTCAAAGATTATGTTCTCTGCACAACCATCTGGTACAAAAGGTGGAAAACCACCAAAGCACGCTGGTAAGTAAATAATTAATTTAAGGACGTATAATAATGGCTAGAGGTGGAATGAGACCAACTGCACCGCAAAACAATCCTATGAATGTTAATGCGCGTGGTGGTAATGGTCAAAGCGGTGACGCTACACAAGCAGCCAAATACGTTTCAGGTCTCCCATACGGAGAGGGGCAAGCTCTAATGCAAACGCAGCAAGCTGCTCCTTTGGCTGCGGCTCCGAGTATTGAACAATCAAGTATGCCTTCGGGCCTCGCATCAGCCGCAGCCTCACAACCAGTTATTCCTTTGTCGGAAAGAAGTTTAAGACCAAACGAACCAGTTACAGCTGGTGCTAACGCAGGTCCAGGTCCAAGTATGGACGCATTAGGTTTAGGCACAGCAGATGCTAACGCTGATATGAATTTTAAAGCACAACTTGCTGAATATATGCCAGCATTAGTTTTTATGGCTTCACGCCCTAACGCTTCACCTGAGACACGTGCATTAGTTGCTCGCCTCAGGGGGATGATGTGAGTTTTTTAGATAAACTTGGAACATTTGCTAAGAATCTTGGTGCAGCACCTTTTGCCCCAGCAAGATTCATTTATGAAGCAGCAAGTGCCCCTTGGCGTGATGAAGAAGAATACAACGGTTTCATTAACACAATTAAAACCGCTGGAACATTAGCAGGTAAACAAGCCGTTGCACCTGTTCTTGATTTGTTTGAAGGTATTGAAACTGTTGCTAAACCTGTTCGTCAAGGTTTGTCAACTGTTGGTTTAGCATTAGAACAAGCTGAAGATAATCCTGCTGATTTTTTTAAGAAAGAAACCTGGGACAAAGCTAAAGAATACAAAGATGATGTTTCTGTTGGCCAATCTTTATATGCCCAACGCATTGATCCTTTGTCTATGGGTTTGAAAAGTGCTGCAACTATTGCAGAAGTTTTTGGTGTTGAAAACACTGACCGTTTCCTTCCACAATTTTTACGTGAAGATTTTGATATTTTTAACCCAGTACAACGTGAACAAGCGTACAAGAAATCTTTATATGGTCGTGTTGTTTCAGGTACTGGTGATATTACTGCACAAGTTGTTGTTGACCCAACTCTTGTTGGTACAAAGATTCTTGCACCTATTAAAGCCGCTAAGGTTATTGGTGCTATAAATAATGGTGAAGATGCCATTAAAGCTATTGATCTTATTTCAGAAGCACAAAGTGGTAAAGTAAATAAGTTTACTTCAGTTCTTGACGAGTTTGCTAAAAATGATACAACTTATGCTTTAAACCATCCTTTCCTTTCAGGTTCAGATAATAAACCTCTTATTGCTAGTTTACTTGGCCAATCTAAATCAGCTGACGAAGTTGGTCTTGTTCTTCGTTCTTCTCTTGCTGACCCTGTTGCTTTAAAAACTTTACGTGAAAATAGATTTGAACTTGCTCAACAAATAGATACTGCTATGGGTAAGTTAAAACCTTTTCAAACATCAGTTATTTTAAATAAAACAACTAAAGATGGTATGTTGCAATTTCCAACAGAAGATGTAGAGGAACTTGCTAATCTTCGTAAAGAACTTGATGATTTAATTAAACGTGATAGATCTTTTGCTAAGATGATGAATCTTGCTGAAACACCTGGTGGTAGCCTTGTTAGAACAACAGGTTCTAAAACAGCACAAATGTTTGATTCTTTTCTTGCACGTGGTCGTGCAGCAAAGTTTTATGACAAAAAAACTGGTACACCTGAGATTGATGTTTATCAACCAAGTACTTTTTCAAGACTTTACCAAAAGGTTTCTTGGCTTGAGAATGAACGTCCAGCAGGTTTTCTAGATTTTAATGACCCTGATTCTTATCGTGAAGTTGTTGCAACACTTGACCGTGCTAGAGTTTTAAATCCTAATTTGTTTGATGATGCTCGTGTTCGTAGATTTGTTGAAGCATACTCTGGTGCTGTTTCTCCTTCTGAGCGTCAACAAATAACTTTAGCAATGGAAGCAACTGTATGGCGAGCATTGTACACAAAATATGGTATTCGTGCTGATGTTGCAGATAACATTTATAATACTTATCAACGTGCACGTAAAGGTGCTATTCAGTCTATAAAAGACAAAGGTTATATGGTTGACCTTGATGGAAGTATGATTCACGTTCCACAACTTCAATCACAAACTGCTGACTGGCTTCCTATTATGGATTTTGATTTAGCAGATAAACTTTTAAAACGTCACGCATCAAACTTTCAACTTCTTGGTAGCATAGGTGTTAGAGAACTTATGCAAGAAGGTGTTTATGGTCTTGAATGGTTTAACGATTTATTTAAAGCAGGTGCTTTAATTCGTTTAGGTTACACTATCCGTAACGGTGTTGATAACCAACTTCGTATTATGTCAGCTGTTGGTGCACAAGCAAGTTTTCAATATGCTGGTGAAGGTATTAAAAACATTGGTTACAATATGGGTAAACGTGGTTTACGTGCCATTGACAATATTAAATTAACACCTGGTACTCCTAATGTTAAAAACAATAGAATTACAACTAAACAACAATTTGACAAAGCAAGAACTAAAGTAATTGATCTTAAAAGACAAATAGATGATTTAAACAAACAAATTGCTCGTAACCCTGAAGATGTTGAAGCACTTGGTAAACTTGGTATTTTAGATAATGAACTTCAAGCACAAGTTGCTGCTAGGGATACTTTAAGTCAAACTTTAACTAATATTGAAAAAGAAATACAAGGTAAAATAACTAAAAGACGTATTGGTGAATCTAAACTTACTTTAACAACACCTATGGGTGAAACCTATGAACTTGATGAATTATTTGGTGGAACCTATGGTGATTTGTTTAGACAACTTAACTCTGCTGAATCAACTTGGAATCGTTTAGCTGATTCTACAAGTAAACTTTTTGAAAGCCGTTTTATATCTAAAGGTATTGGTGCTGTTAAACCTGAAGATGTTAACTATTTTGATGCTTGGGCTAGAACACTTAACACTCAGTTTGTTGGTGATCCTGTTATTCGTAAACTTTCTGCAGGTGAAGACCCTGCAAGTATTGCTAAGTGGTTAGACACTGGTGATGGTCGTCAATACCGTAAAGATTTAAGTATTAAACAATATGAGTCTATTGAACACGTTGATAGATTAAAATCATTCTTAGGACGATATGTTCCTAATACTGATTTGCAACGTAGACTTTTTGTTGATAATGAAAAAGCAACACCTGATTTACTTCGCGAAACTTTTAAAGATGTAGAAGTTCTTCCAATAGTTCACGGTGATGTTGTTGAAGAAAACCTTAAAAATCTTAGCGCAAAGAAAACTGACAGATTTGTTAACTTTGCTATGAAGTGGCTTGGTTCTGTTCCTGAAGATGTTTTTGCTAGACATCCACTTGTTAACTCTTTGTATCGTGATGATTTACGTAAACGTATAGCAATGTTTGAAGAAGTTAATAAGAGACGTTTAACTGCTGATGAGTTGTGGAAGTTACAACAAGCATCAAGACGTACTGCTACTGCTAATATGAAAAAGATTGTTTTCAATATTGACCGTAGAACAAATCTTGGTCATTTTATGCGTCTTATTGCACCTTTCTTTTCAGCACAAGAAAATGCTTATAAAACTTGGTTAAGACTTGTTAAAGAAAAACCATACTTGATTAACCGTGCAAATATTATTTGGAATGCACCTAACCGTTCAGGTCTTGTTACAGATGAAGAAGGTAATCCTGTAAACCCTGATCAATTAACACGTGATGGTGTTATTTGGATTGAAGTTCCTGAAGTTTTAAAGAAAGCACCTTTTATTGGTGGAGGTTTAGAATCTTTAAATCAAGTTGGTATTAGTAAACAATCTCTTGATGTTGTGTTTGGTGGAGATTTTAATATTCCACTTGGACCTTATGTTGCTATTGGTGTTGGACAGTTTGTTAAACGTGTACCTACAGCAGAGAAAGTTCTTGGTTGGGCTACACCTTATGGTCCACCAGAAAATGTTCTTGATGCTGTTGCACCTACTTGGGCTAAACGTCAGCTTGTTAGATACCTTGGTGAATCATCACCAGAATATGCAAGAACATATCAACTTATTTGGTTAACAGAACAACAGAAAGCAAAACTTGATGGTTTGCCACCTGTTCCTGAAAGTAAAATTAAAGAATTAACAGACCAGTTCTTTAATATGAGAACTGTTGCTAACCTTATTTTGCCTTTCTCACCACGATTTGCTTCACCATACAAAATGTATATGGACAAATATCGTGAACTTCAAAGAGAATATGGTCGCGAAGCAGATGTTAAATTCTTAGAAGAATTTGGTGAAGATTATTTTGCCTTTGCCACAAGTCTTTCAAATAACAAAACACGTGTTCAAGCATCTATTGGTGCATCAGAAAATATTCAAGCTAATAAAGATTTGATTGCTAATGTGTTTGGTGATGAACCAGCACTTGTTGGTTTAATTGTTAACAATCCAACAGGTTATGATTTTTCTGAAGCCGCATACCAATACCAGTACAATACTAAAGTTGCTCCTGGTAGCACTGAAACTTTTAGAGGAACTGTTGATCCTGCTGAAGCACAACGTAGAAACAATGCTCGTCTTGGTTGGATTAAATATCGTAAAATTGTTGAAGTTTTAGATGCTAAACTTGTTGAACGTGGTTTGAGTTCTTACTCTGTTAAAGGTGCAGCAGATCTTAAAATGGTTAAAGATGCCATTGTTACTAAACTTGCAACTAATCCTGATGGTTCTCCTTCAGATTGGTACATTGATTATCTTGATGTTGATGGTTCTAAAACTCTTAGAGTTATTAATGGATTAAATAAAATTCTTGAAGATGATAAGTTTATGTCACGTAATACTGATAATCCTACTTGGAAATCTATTGCAACATACTTAAAATTTAGAGATGTTTTTGCTGCTAAACTTGCTGAAAGACAATCAGGTTCTTTAGATGCTAAATCTAATACTGATTTAAAATTAGCATACGATGTTTTTATTCAAAAGTTAAAACAAGATGATCTTGGTTTTGCTGATGTTTATGACAGATTTTTGTCTCAAGATAAACTTTACTATAAGGCTATAACAAAGGTGGCACGTTAATGGATCCAGACATATTAGCAGCTCTTGTGGCTGCGGGTATTGACCCTAGTACTCTTGCATCTAGCACAGGTGGTGGTGTCGGTGGAGATTCTGTTTATTTTGGTTCTACAACTAGCAAAGTTAAAACTAGACAACGTAAAGGTTTCGCACCAGGACTTCAAGATGTTACAAAAGATACTACTAAATCTACTTCTAAAGCATTAGCTGATTTTCTTGCTAACACACCTGAAGGTGAAGCAGAACGTACTAATTTGCGTAACCGTTTAGAGTCATTAGGTTATTCTGATATTGATAACAAAAAACTTGCAACAGTTTATAAAGACCTTATAGACCAATCAGCTAAACAATATGCTGCAGGATACAAACAATCTCCTGATGATTTGTTTGGTTTGTTTTACACTGGTGAAGCAGGTACAGGTAAAGCACAAGCGTACAATAATCTTCTTCGTAGTGTTCGTCGTGCATCTATTCAAATGGGTGCTAATTTATCTGATGACCAAATTAAAACTATTGCTTCACGTGCCCAAACCCAAGGTTGGGATGCTGCAACTATTGGTG